TGGCTGTGATGAATGCCATCAGCGGAGCGGTGGCATCACTCTCGATGCGCATGAGCTCTTTCTTGTAGCTATCTAGCGGCGTGGTAACGGTCTTGCGTGCGTTCTCGATGGCCTTCACGGCTTGGTTGACTTGAGAGATTGCGCTGGCTGCTGAGGCGTACTCGGAAGAGTTGGTGATTGCGCTTGCATTGTGGATGGTTTGCTGGGCTGACAGGACCTCAGCAGAATTTATTGTCTGATACAATTTTTCAATCGGAATTGTTATCTTTGCGATACTGTTCATGTGTGTGATAGTTTAGTTAAGCCCGAGGTTTCATGTGTGTCCTCGGGCTTTATTGTTTAGAATGGTGCCTTATCATCTGAAGCGAACAAGCTATCAAAGTCCGGCTCATCGTTCGCGGTAGTGGTAGCCTCCCAAGTTGGCGCAGGCACAGCTGGCTTGGATGTGGTGCGCGCAATCCACTCATCGCTCTTGCGGATGTCATCCTTCAAGAAGTCCGGCAGCTTGTTGAATACTGCTTCATCGTGCTCGGTGGTGTCATAGGCCAGCAGCTCGTTGATTGCTGGAGGGCAGGCAAGGCCTTTGGGCAGAGGCGAGATGCTCATGATGTTAGCATACACGCGGTCCTCTTTGCCTGTGTGCCCGATGTTAATCATGCCGGGATGGCCGAGCAGCTTGGTGATGTCGAAGTCTCCGGCTTGCGCATCGGTGAGCTTCTTGCCAATCCATGACTCGATGAACTTGCGAAGGGATGCCTTCTCGCCCATTGTCAGATTGAACACTCCCTTCACGTAGAACGGCTGCTCTCCTTTGTCCTCGCTGAAGACAGCGGTCTCTGTTGGCAGTTCAAACAAGAATTGAACCTTGCGCTTTTTGTTGCCCCACTTCTCATCGAAGGTGGTGCCTTTGTCAATGATTTGGTAGCATCTCGCTGGGTATGCTCCTTCGGGTGCGATTTGGCGGGTTTGGCTTCCGCCTGAGTTTACTGGTGCTTTCATGATATATTAAATTGAAGTTAAAAGTGCTTGAGTTGATTGTTCGTGAAGGTGCTCAGTAACGAGAGCGAATTGATTGTGAAACTGCTCCATGTCGCAAGGGTCATAGATGCGCTTCTCCGGTGGTGTGCCGTACTCCATGCTGCGATGATACTGGCGTGCAAGGTTTGCGGCTTGGCTGTCGCATCGGGTGTAAAGGCCCTTGATGCAGCCATCATTTACAACCATCACCATCGTGCCGGTGAGGTGGTTGTAGTGAAAGAATTCAGTGCCCTTCCAATTCTTGAAGGTTGTTGAGGTTGATAGTGGTGTGTTCATATTGGTGTGTTTTAGTATGCAGCAAATATACACCTATCTTTTGAATCTGCAAGACAAAAAGCAAACCACCAGCAAATAAATTTACAAATCGCTGTAAATCAGTGCATTTATTTTTGCGCCCCAATGGCGACACCAACAAGCCCCCCTAGAGCGAAGGCGAATGCCCTGGTCTCATACCACTTTTTGGGCCGGTCTACCACGATCACATTGTTCATGCCTGTGACATGCACGTATGGATTGTCGATACCAAGGCGAACCACCTTGTCACGCTTACGCCATAAGAAGCCTCTGCGCAGCGTATCTCCAATTGCAACGGTATAACTTACCGGAATGATAATTGAATCAATCTGGAGCCTCCCTGCGCGGCTTATCTGCCCACCTATCTCAAGCCACTTACCCGGCCGATGGAAGGTGCGAGGCAGGCGCAAGTGCGGAAAGCTGTCAATGTAGACAGTCTCGCCAAGTTCGACTTGCGTGACTACCTTGGTCCGCGTTTGGTACCTCACCACCACTTCAGGCTCTCTTAATTCCAAGGCTCTCAGCTTGGTGCCTGCTGCTGCGAGCTGCACGCCTTGGCTGTGGATCTTGCTGCTGTCTCTGGCAATGCGCGAGACATAAAGCGCGTGGTTGGTTGCAAGCTCATGCTCGGTGTGTTGCAATGCACCACATGTGCGCATCAGCATAAGCACCAAAAAGCAGCAGATTGCAATTAGGATCAGGTCAGTGTTGCGCATGTTGAATCAGTTCATTAAGTCGCTTTATGTAAGTGCTCTTATCTCTGAGCTCGTTGAGCAGTATATCGCCGGCCACCTTGATCGGCATTGCCTTCTCCTTGATGTACACAGCCAGCACCTTCACAAGTCGCTCATCGCATTCGCAATCGGTTGCTGGTAGGTTGTTCATATTTGCCTGGTTGCTTTCTTCACTAAGAGCCGGATCACATTGTCGAGCTTGTCAACGCTGTCAGCAAGCATGTTCATCACGCCATCGCGTTCCTGATCCGTTGCCCAGCTGTGCTCATTTAGCATCTTGACCAAGCCACCGATGGATGTCAATGGCTGGCGCAGCTCGTGCGATAAGGTGAAGCGAAACTCTTCGAGCAGTATCTTCTGCCGCTCATGTTCATGGCTGCTGATGGAAGTCACATCGACCAGCTGAATCCCGATGAAGTGCAGCATGTCAACAATGGCGTATACGTTCCACATATTGAAGCGTTCAGAGGCCATCTTCTGCCGTGTCTTGGCATAGGCCCGAATCGGATCTGGTGACTTAGTCTGCGCCTTGCGGATGGCATTTAGCAGCTCATCGCGGTCGCTGTCTTGCGCTGCAATGTCTAAGATATTCGCAGGCTTGATGTGGCTGCTGTACTCGCGAAACAAGTCATTAGAGGCGACGATGTTGCCATCCCTGTCGGTGATCACATAGAAGAGGTCGATTGAGGACTCAAGGATGTGCAGCGATGCCATGCTGCAAAGATAGTTAAACCGAACGCAAATCCGAAAACAAAGCACGCCAAGCAGGCACGCATCCGAGCGCGTACTTGATGGTCAGAAGCATGGTGAAGGTTAGCACTATGCCGTTTGCAAGTATATCGTAATTCATAGGCGTTTCAGGATTCGGCTCATTTCTTACGCTGTGAGTTTTGGGGATGTAATACGTTGCAGCTGGGTACAAAGATACATCACAAGGCTGAATTGTATCGAATGCCGTGAGCACTTTCGGCTTTGGCGGTTGCGCCATGACAGCCTGAAAGCTCTCGCGGTTGGACTGCGCGAAGCTTGTGTCTGCATTGGCTTGCTCCCAGCTCATGGTGTCGATGTTGAGCTTGCTGTGGCGCACTACCTTGATTGTATCTCTTCTAATCTGTTGCATCGCTTTTTGCTTTTGGAATATACCCTGCTGCTAATAGTGCTGCAATGATGGCGGTTAATGTCTCGGCTGTTATCACTTTGAATATGAGTAGAAATATTGATACCAGAATCATCAGCGAGCCGATGGTGCCACGCCAGTGCTTGACAATGACATCCACAATTCGCCTCGGTTTAGTAGCCCTTTTCCTCATGTATGAATATACGCCAAAGCCCTCCCCACGTTTGGGCAAGGTGGGGCTAAAAATTACACAATGAGAAATAAAGATTTGCCTCTTCGCGCCTGCGGTTGGTAAGCCCTGCAAGAACTTTGCCCCCTGCCTTATTCCATCTTAGGAACTCATCGAGAATGCTCGGGTCGGCTGCGTTGGCTTTTGCCTTTCGCATCAGCGTGGATTTCACCAACGCACCAGTGCCCACGTTGTAGGCAAAGCACACAAGCGCATCGAACTGGCATTGGTTTAATGAGGGCAAGTGCTTATTCACCGCATCCTCATAGGGCGAAAGCGTGGCGAGTAGCAGCTGCGTTGCTTCCTTTTCGCCTGTTAGCTTTTCACCGAGTAAAACTTTTTTGCCGTTCGGGTAGCGTGTGCTGCCGTAGCCTATGGTTGGCACCCCTGCCGGGCAAAGGTATGAACTAAGCCGCAAGCCCTCATACTTCTTAATCAGATTCAGACCAAGCAGCGAGGTTGAGCGCATTATGGCAGTATCTCGTATTGAAAGATTGCGTGCACGTAGGCAATCGTGGCACCAGTTGTACCGTTTACGACTATCTCTCCCAAGTCGCTTGTAGTGTTTGCCACAATTGAACCAGCATCAAATGTGCCAGCCGAGTCGCTGGTTGTTACGATACCCATGAGCTGCTTTTGTTGCGTGAAATTCGAAGCAACAGGAAGGTCGATGTTGAAAGTCACACTCGAATCAGACACGCCGAACTGAACCTCGAACCAACAATTCATTGTAACGATATCATTCACGCGGCAAAATTGACCGCCGTTCATATTTATGGTTGTAGTGGCGGGCGTTTCATTCGATACCGTTGGCGTGAATTGTCCGCTGTCGAATTGCGGCATCCCTGAGTAGATGTCTTGCACTTCAATCTGCTTCGATTGGTTAGCAGCGGCATCCACGATGTACATGATATCAGTAGGGTCTGCCGTTGCTAACGTGGTTAAATCGGTAACTTTTACGCCTGCCATAGTTGTAGAATTTTTACAAAGTTAAAAAAAATCAATGACTTTCGGATTGTATTCAATTGCTGGCAATTCTTTTACCCAGTCGATGGTGCTGGTGCTTACCTCTTCAAATGATATTATCCAGTTACCATTGGCATCTTGGATAGGATTGAATGTCATGTCTGTGGTGTATTCGACACCTTTGAGCTGATTTGCTTGTTCTTCTGTTAGCATATAAACGGTTATCATACGTTGCGGCTTAGGGATGTTTGGAATGTTGTTACAAGTGTGTTAAATGTTGTTACCTCTGCATCAGTCAAACCGCTGCCAATTGATGCAAAGGCTAACTGCTTATT